AGGTTAAACGGAGAGTTTCAAATGTCTCGTGGTAAAAACTTACAGGAAATGGAAGTAGGCACAAAGCAATCCAAAACTGCTGTGAATGCCAACGCTAAATCAGCAGATCCTATGCAGAAGCTTACTACAGGTATTCCCGATGGTCAAACTGGCAGTTGGGAAGACTTAGGTGGTCCTACACCAGAAAATTATAAGTCCGATGATGATTCAGCAAAACTTAAAGATGCTGGTTCAGGTCTTAAGCAGGTTAAGGATGTAGTAAATAAAGGTGCTAAACCTGCCGATCCTATGAAGGGTCTTAAGAAATCTGATGCCGTAAAGGAAGAAGAAGAACTTGATGATGAAGATCTAATTTCAGAAGAAGATTCCGAAGATGAAGATTTAATTTCTGAGGAAGAAAAAGAAGACAAGAAAAAGTCCGAGAAAGAAAAAGAGGACAAAGACAAAGAAGATGATGAAGATGATGAAGATGAGGAAGAAGATGAAATGAAAGAAGAGTTTGACATTGAAGAAGATGTCAATGCACTACTTCATGGTGAAGATCTTTCCGAAGAATTTCAAGAAAAGGCAAGAGTGATTTTTGAATCTGCTCTTCGCTCTAAAGTTAATGAAATTCGTGAGTCACTTGAAGTTCAATACGAAGAGAGACTTGTAGAAGAAGTTCAAGCAATTAAAGAACAATTAGAAGAGCGTCTAGATGCTTATCTAGAATATGTTTCTGAAGAGTGGGTAGATGAAAACGCTCTTGCTATTGAAACAGGACTCAAGGAAGAACTCACTGAATCATTCCTTGGTGGACTCAAGCAACTTTTTGAAGAACATTATGTATCAATCCCTGAAGAAAAATATAATGTGCTTGAGAGCATGGTAGAAAAACTTGATGATATGGAGACTAAACTCAACGAGCAAATTGAAAAGAACATTCATTTAAATAAGAGACTCTCAGAGTCTGTTGCTGATAGAATTTTCAATTCAATTTCTGAAGGTCTTGCGACCACTCAGAAAGAAAAACTTGCTTCACTTGCCGAAAGTGTTGAGTTTGAAAGTGAGTCAGAATATCGTGAAAAATTGGAGACATTGAAGGAATCATATTTTCCTTCAAGAATAGTTTCTTCAACGGCAACAGTAGAAACACTTTCTGAAGGTGTTGATGTTGTACCTGAGTATCACTCAGATTCAATGAATGCATATTTAAGAACACTTTCAACAGTTGCAAAACGCTGAATTTAACATTAAATCAAACAAACAAACACACTTTTAACGAGGTAAAAGCAAATGTTCCAATCTGAACATCTGCAGGCAAAATGGGCACCCCTTCTGAATTTTGAAGGTCTCGATCCAATCAGAGATTCTCACAGAAAGGCTGTAACCGCAGTCCTGCTAGAAAACCAAGAACAATTTTTAAGAGATCAAACTGCCTTTTCGCACGGCGGACTATTAACTGAATCTCCAACTAATTCTGCCGGTACTGGTGGATTTACTGGTAGTGCTGATGCTGGTGGTCCAGTTGCAGGTTTTGATCCCGTTCTAATTTCCCTAATTAGACGCGCAATGCCTAATTTGGTTGCGTATGATCTTGCTGGCGTTCAACCAATGACAGGTCCAACTGGACTTATCTTTGCAATGAGAGCCAAGTATAATGATCAACAGGGCGCAGAAACTTTCTTTGATGAAGTAAACACTGCATTCTCTGGTCAGAGTGCTAGTCTCAACCGCACTGCAGGATTTACTGATGCAGTTTCCGGTATGGGTACTACTGCTCAAGGTACTTCAACCAATCCAGGTCTTCTAAATCCTGTAGGAGCTGCATCTTCACTGGCATATAATGTCGGTCAAGGTATGGTAACCGGAGACTCTGAGGGTCTAGGTGCTGGTTCAGGTCAGTTCAACGAAATGGCTTTCTCAATTGAGAAAGTACTTGTTGAAGCCAAGTCAAGAGCACTGAAAGCAGAATATAGTCTTGAACTCGCTCAAGACCTTAAGGCAATTCATGGTCTGAATGCTGAAGCGGAACTCGCAAATATTCTCTCAACTGAGATTCTTGCTGAGATCAACCGCGAAGTTATTCGTACCATCTACAGAACTGCTGAGTCGGGTGCTCAAGTTAACACTGCTACCGCAGGTACTTTCGACCTCGACGTTGACTCCAACGGTCGTTGGTCAGTTGAGAAGTTTAAGGGTCTTATCTTCCAAATCGAGCGCGACGCTAACGCAATCGCACAAAGAACCCGT